AGTGGTAACACTTTTACTTTAAATCAAGGCACTAGTGCTATGGCATCAAATTTAGATTTAGATTGGATTATAAATGGTTCTAATAACACTATAACATCTAATATAAATATAGATGGTGCAACAAACTATATGGATATTGACGGTTCAGATAACTCTGTTACTTACACTGGCACAGGTGTTACAGCCTCAGCAGGTGGATATTTTTATCTTGATCACACAGGTGGCTCAAGAACATTTAATATTTCACAACTAAGTACACAAGATAATGACTGGCTCAAGATTATATCTGTATCTGGCACTGCTGCTTCTACCGTTTGTGTTGTTCAAAACGACCAAGGTACAAGCACAAGCTGTTAATATTGGCGACATATCTGAACTAAACGGCACTGCACAAATTGTTAGAGACAAGCCCTATGATGCAGGCTTAAAGTTTGCTATACAAAGTAATGATGAAGCCATAACCAAAGATGGGCGTATGGCTATTACTTTTCTTGATGAATCTACTGTAAAACTTACAGAACATAGTCAGCTTCTTATAGACGAATACATATACGATCCCGATCCTAGTAAAGCAAAGATGGCTCTAACCTTTGGTCTTGGCACAGCAAGGTTTATAACAGGCAATCTAAATCGTATAGATAAACAAAATATTACCCTTAAAACACCCACAGCTAATATAGCAATACGTGGGACGGATTTTACGGCAACAGTTGATGAACTAGGGCGTAGCCTTATAATTTTGCTACCAGACGCTCTAGGGCTCTCTAGTGGCGAAATAGAGGTAGTTACTGCTATGGGCACCGTAATACTTAATAAACCTTACGAAGCCACTACAGTTAGCGTATTTGAATCAGCTCCCACAAAACCTGTAATTTTGGATCTTACGTTAGACGTTATAGATAATATGCTTATTGTTACTCCACCCAAAGAAGAAGTGTTGGTTGAAGAAGAGACCACTACAACAAAATCAGATAGTGTCTTAGATTTTAACGATTTAGATATTGATTATCTTGCAGAAGATTATTTAAAAGAAGATAGTTTAGAATTTACTGAGTTAGATATAAATTATCTTGATGTAAACTATCTTGAAGACTTGCTTAATGTGTTAGATGCATTAGCTATAGACGAAGAAGAAGATGTTTTAGCCCAAGCTACAACAACACAAATTACAGGGACTCTACTTGGTAAAGATCCAGATACACAAATTACCGCGTTTATTACAGGTAATGTAGTAAGTCTACGCAGAGAAGTAAATGAAAGTGTGCGAGTAGATGTAAACGGTAGTAATGCTTACACTGTGATACTAATACAAGATGGTGTATCTAATGTAATTAAAATAAATGGTGGTAGCGATAGTATAATTACTATCACTCAGAGTGATTAAATGAAGAAACTATTATTACCAATACTTATAATACTTTTAGCACCAGTAATTTTTCAATCAACACCTACAGAAATACTTAAATTAAAAGTATTTGACGCTTTTGTAAAAACACCAGAACCATCTGGTAACTTTGTAATACTAAATATTACTGAAGATGATGTAGAGCGTGAGGGAGGTTGGCCCATACCTAGACAAAGATTAGCAGAGATACAAGTAGATTTAATTAATAAAGGTGCTATAGGTATAGGATGGGTTATAAGTTTTCCTCAAGCAGATCGTATGGGTGGTGATGAAATATTTTCAGAATCATTAAAGTTTGCTCCATCAGTCTTAGCTATGTTTGAAGATGGTAAGGGAAACTATCCTAAAACACCTGGAACAGTTGTGCTTGGTGAAGATAATGGTGGTATAATGTCTTCGGGAGTAAAGGAGAACCTTCTTCTCTTATCCAATCATGCACTTCAAGGGTTAGCCGTTGCTCCCACAGATATTGATCAATTAGTACGCAGAATACCCTTATTAGTTAAAACACCCAATAATGACTGGATACCTAGCTTTGGTACACAAATTTATAAATCTTTATTAAATGTAGAAACTTACATTATAAAAACTAATGATAATGGTATCGAAGAAATATCAATACGAGGAATACCACCAGTTAAAACAGATAGTTTTGGTCGTAAATGGATCAGTTGGGTAGATACTAAGCAAACTACACTACAAGAGATGCAAGTTGCTGGTAAGTTTGTATTTGTGGGTGTTACAGCTAATGGAGTGATGCCGCAAGTAGCGACAAGTGTTGGTTTGTTAGAACCACATAAAATACAAGCTGCACTAGCAGAATCTATATTAATTCAAGATAGTCCTTATATACCAGATTATGCATTAGCCGTAGAAATGGTTTCGTTAATCGTTTTTGTATCGTTAGTATGGTTTGCTTTGCACCTGTTAGGTATTACTTGGGGTATTACTATTGCTACGGTTTTAATGATAATTACTGCTACAACTGGTTACTTTTTAATACAAAAAGGATTATTAATTGACGTGTCCTGGACATTAATATCTGAATTTATAACAGGATCAATAGCCTTTTATCTTAGATTTAGACAACAATACAAGCTAAGACAACAGATAAAAAAACAGTTTGAGCATTATCTTGATCCAAGACAAGTTAAAAAGTTACAAGACAATCCAGAATCCTTAGTATTAGGTGGAGAAAGACGATATTGCACATTTCTTTTTACTGATGTCAGAGGTTTTACTGCTATGTCTGAAAAACTTGAACCAGAAGAAGTTACTAAAATTATGAATGAAGCTTTAACGATACAAGCTAATACTGTTAAAGAATATGATGGTATGGTAGATAAATATATTGGTGACGCTATGATGGCCATATTTAATGCACCCGTAGACGTTCCAGATCATGAAACCGCAGCTGTTCTTTGTGCAAAAGACATACAAGATAAGGTTAAAATGGCTAATTTAGGAGTTGAAATAGGTGTTGGTATCAATACTGGATATGCAGTTGTAGGTAATATGGGTAGTGATACTAGGTTTGATTACTCTGCTATTGGAGATGCTGTAAACCTTGCCGCAAGACTAGAAAGCTCTACAAAGGAAGTTGGAGAAGATATTGTTATAGGTTATGATACTATCAGTTCAAGTAACTTTAGTGATCAAATAATATTAAAAGAACTTGAAAGTATTTTTGTAAAAGGTAAAGAAAAACCAATTAAAATATATACGTTACAAAATGATTGAAAAAAAAATGACAGTTAATGATGTAGCAGAAAGGCTTACAAAGCTTGAAACCATATCACATGAGCGTTGGAAAACTGCTTTTAACGAGTTTTCTGATATCAAACAAGAAATTACCTATATTAATTCAACCATAAAAGCTGCAACCTTTGGAGTATTTGGTTTTATAGGTGCTATAGGTATTGCAGTATTAACGAGGTTTTTAATATGAAAGGATTACTAAAAAATATCGTTGGTGCAGTGGCACCCACGCTAGGGTCTGCTATGGGTGGACCGCTAGGTAATATGGCTATGGGTAAAATAGCTGAGGTTTTGGGAGTGTCAAACGATCAAAAATCAATACATCAAGCTATACAAAATGCTACTCCAGAGCAAATGTTAGAACTTAAAAAAGCAGAACAAGACTTTGAAGTGCAGATGAAAGAGCTTGATGTAGATGTTTTCAAACTAGAAACACAAGACAAACAAAATGCAAGAAGCATGTTTAGTAAAGACTGGACTGCTCGTATCATAGGATTGTTTACTATAGGTGGATTTTTAGGTTATATATTTTTAGTTACTTTACAACCGCCAGAGCAAAACAGCGAAGCATTAATTAACTTAGTGCTAGGTTATTTAGGAGGATTAGCGAGTGCAATTATTTCGTTTTATTTCGGAGCATCTC